GTGGTCTATTCCTTGAGTAAGCTGCTGAGTAGTGTGTGTATTTGATGGGTTTGTACTGTTTCCATGGTACGACCTATGAGAACCAAAAGAGTCTGTAACATGACTAACAGAACCAGCATTTGAAATGCTCATAGCATTCAAAACCTTTCGAACACTATCCGACAATACATCTGAACCAAATTGTCGTTTTCTGTATTTGCGTGAACCACTATACTTTCTTTTCATGAAAAAAATAAAGAATAGCACTTTTTTGGCGACCCCGATCCCGGGATCGCTTTTTGGATGTTAATGATACGTTACGCGCGCCGTTGGCGGCTACAAAGTCACACAGTGCTTTATAAGAGTTCTCAACTTTGAAAACACTAAAACCCTAAAAACCCTAAAACCCTAAAACCCTAGGATCCTATTAAACCCTAAAACCCTAAAAAAACCCTAAAGCTATATCACTTATATTCTTTTTATTATCCATCTATCAAAACTAAGTTTTGTTTGATCAGGTGGAAAATTAGCGAAAACTATAACATGTGGTGATTGAAAACGTACTGTTTCGCATTCATACTTAGTACTTAAGAAGTATCCATTTTTGAAGCTTTCCAAGAGACCGTACGGGAACCGGTCTTCATGATCCCTCGGCCAGTCGAAGAAGACAATCTTTGGGGTTCCGGACTTAAGGTACGAATAGAAGATGTCTCCGAATCTTCCTCCAGTACAGATAAAAGGTTCAACTTCAGTTCGGTAATGGAGTGCAAAATACGATTTTCCATTTCCTCCAATCTCGTCGTATATCCATGTAATCTTTCTTCGATCAGGCTCGGTGGATAAGTATTCAACAAGCTCTGCTTGCCATCCGGGGTTTGGGGTGAAGGGGGTGGTGGGGAGATTTCTCTTTCGGACAATAGAGGTGAGGGTGGACAGAAATCTAGGATATTTAGCAACTACATCAGGATGTTCCTCAACACATTCTTCAAGACTTCTCTTTCCAGAAAAGAACCAGTCTTTAAATTCTTTTATATCACTCCGTTTACCTTGGGAAGATCCTGCCTCTCCAAATTCCCAGGGACCATCAACTCGACTTTCAGCTTTTTTACAATAAGCTATAGCCTGACTTCTAGTTCCTCGGCGTGGCTCGAGGTGACAACTCGCATCGAGAAATTGTTTAGCAGTCGCAAGTGCGACTCGTCTGGTAAATTCGACGTAACCTTGATAATGGCTTGTGCCTGATTCGCCACGTTCGAGTTGATAGATAATATAACGCATGGCGTCGGCGTTGTATACGGGGGCGGCTGCGGGATTGTTCCATGTGAAGACATAATTCTTATGGGTAGGGGCCATTCAAGTGGTCGGTGCAAGAAGTGGTGGGTAATACTATCCCACCACTTCGTACGCCTTTTATACTTTTTCCAAGTGGCTTATCAGGTGGCTTAACCGACGGGGACCAAGTGGCTAGTAAGTGGCTTAACAAGTGGCTTTATTACGGTAAAATCGTATGAGTTACGGCATTAGTAACAGACAAATTAGGAACTGGAAGAATTCCAGATTCCATTCCTACATTATAATATTTATGCTTCCTAGTATAATGAAGTTGCCCAAGAGTGACAGCAAGTGATAGGTTTTCCCCATTATAGATTGGATTAAAAACATACATCAGTTGTTTGGTTTTTCCCTTTATACAAAAGAATTCTTGATATTTGTCCCAGTCAACTAGTCCTTGTTGATGAAACTTCATTTGCAATGTATCAGTGTTTCCACAAAAGTATCTGGTCACATTTAAAATTTTCCAATATTCCCCAAAACCTGGGCAATCAAACGGGGTCATCGTCTTCCTACTTGATAATGGTCTACTTGAACCTGCCCAAGTCTGAGTGTTATTTAAACACCAAGTCCAAGCTTTCGCAGGCGTATTAACATCAGTATCAGTAATATTTTTAGCAGCTACACATTCGTATACGTCAAACTTTAATCCTTTTCCAAATTGAGTAATATCAAATTGCGGATTAAAAGACACTAATAGAGTTACTTTATCGTAAACCCTCAAGTTTCCAGTTTTGTTCTGATTCTGAATAGCACCGTCATGATGCCAATCAATGCCCCCCATTTTGTCTAGTAAATTCATCACGTCACGTGTTCCTCCATTTAAACCCCCAGCAAAGAGAACAGGACCATCAATAACATCCTGTATTAATTCAGGATTTGCATGAGGACCAAGAGTTATGGTATGTGCAGTAGATTGATTCTCAATAAAAATATTTAATGATTTTTTTGGACTTATAAGCTTCAAAATATTTCGTCGTTTCTTCAAGCGTCGTTTCTTACGACGCATAATCTTTCTGGCGGATTTACCGCCTTTTCTTCGTTTGTTGTACATGCTCATGGTGTGGTCTATTCCTTGAGTAAGCTGCTGAGTAGTGTGTGTATTTGATGGGTTTGTACTGTTTCCATGGTACGACCTATGAGAACCAAAAGAGTCTGTAACATGACTAACAGAACCAGCATTT